TGCGTCATTCTTCCAAGTCTTGACTTCACTAGCTACCCTCCACCTTTGACAGGTTCCATCCCCATTTCTGTCCGTGTTGTGGTGGAGCACATCTCCATGCCTTAGCCCCTTTGCTTGTTCCAATGTGATCGCCATTGTCGTTTCTCCTTTCGTTTTTGGTTTGTGCTCTCCTACTCGGAGGCTCCGAATGCTGCCTTGAGTCTTCCGTACATTGAACAATTCCCATCCCAGCGAGCGTATGCCTCTTGCAGTCCGGGTGTCCTGAGTCCTGCTGCCAGGAATGCTCCTTCCTTCACTGCTGCGAACCATCTGTGCACTCTCCTATTGTGTCCGGCCACGAACAGTCCGCCTTTGGTGTCGCTGCCGCACCCACACACACATGGTCGAGGCTCTGCCTTCGGCTTTGCCGCCTTGGGTTCGCTTACGCTCTCCACTACTGCCGTCGTTGCCTGCTTCTTCTTCATCGTCGTTCCTCCTGCTCGTCCTGTGGTCCGGTTCCCGGAGTGCCACAGTGGCCGCCCGGAGTCCTGCTCCGGTCCCTTCGGCCTTGCCTACTCCTCCCAGTCTCACAACTCGTCTTCGAAAATTGCGTCCGCCAGTACTGCTATCGTCGCCGCTACCATCTCCCTGCGCTGTCTCTTCTGTGGCAGGTTGCTTAAGTGCTCCCAGAAGTGTCCCAGCATCTCGTTGGCTGCGTCCTTCGCACCTTCTTCTCTGTCCGCTCTCGTCTTTTCGGCCATGTCGTCCTCCTCGTTCCGTGATCCGGTTCCCGGAGTGTCACGGGGAGTGCCGGCGGTCCTGCCGCCGTCTCGCCACTCCTACCCTTTTTCTTGCAAGCGCCGTGCCAACCGGCCTCTCGAACCCCCTCGGACAGCCTGCGTCCCGTGCGGTCTTTCGGGCAGGGGTCATCGGCCATGGGGAGAACCGCCCCTCGAATGGTCAATCTTTGCCCATTCAGTGGTCAATCTTTTCCCATGCGTCCCGCTGTCCCGCCTCCCGTGCGGTCTCTCTGTCCGTTCACCCTTGAACGCCTGTGTTCACCCTTGTACGCCTCTCCCCGTGGCTCCCCTCCCCTTCCCACTGCTCGCTGCCCCCGTCCGGAGCAGCGGAGGACATGCGACTTGTGGGTTGAGCGGCAGTCCGGAACCTCGGTTTATCCTCTCTCGGCACTTACCCAAACAGGGAGGCATCCGCCTCTACCTCACCCGTCCCGTCCCGTCCCTCCCCCTCTTCCCGTTTGTCCCTCTTCTCGTCCCTGTCCCGTTCCAAGCTTGGTTGCTTATCCCCATAGGGGTATGTGCCTTAGGAATGGCGGGGGATATGGGGGGATGCGAAAAAAAACGAGCGAGCGGAGAGGAGGTAGGGTCTCTATTCCGTGGCACCCATATAAATGATCATATAAATGTCTCAGATATACTTCAATAGTTATATAAACGCCTAAGTTTCAGTGATCATACCGATATTTATACCCCTGTGAATGACGACATCTATACCTCCACATTTGGGGATTAAATTCGCCCATTGACAGGACCCCAAATCGTGTGCTATAATCAAGGACAAGGGAAACTTGAAACAAGAATGAGATGACATAAAGCAGAAATAAAGAGTGAAGTGAGATGGATGAAGTGAAGAGAAGGGATGGGGAGATTCCAGGGACGGCGAGGGACAGGAACGAGCCACCCCCGAAATTCCAGATGTCAACCAGGACCCATCTGACTAAGTCGCTGACAAGAAGCAGAAAAGTATTGATGAAGAGGGCGAAGGCGGGCGACGCAAAGGCGGCGAAGATGCTGGGGATAGGGGCGAGCACGGCGGACATGACGGACGAGGAAATTGGGGCGATAGTGCCGCCGCTGTCTAACGCCGCCAAGGGGATAGATCTGGCCGACATCATAGACCTCCGCAAACGTGGACTGTCACACGGGGCGATAGGAAAAGTGCTGGGATGCACGAAGAAGAATATACAGAAGAGACTGAGGTGGGCGTCCAACGAGGTAGACAGGATTGAGAATTTCAAGACGTACAAGGGCGATGTGCTGGCCATCCACCAGAGGCGCATACTCGATTCCATCGATCAGGGCACGATCAAGAAGGCGGGACTGAGGGACCGGGTGCTGGCGTTCGGGGTGCTGCACGACAAGGAAAAGATGATAACGGATAAGGGAGAAGGGAAGGGGCAGCTCCAGATTAACATTATTAATTATGCTGGGGCGTCGCAGTCGGGGCAAGTGACCAGAGTGGAGATAGTCCCCGGCGAACAGACTACTCAGCAAATGGCCATGGGGGATTAAACATCGATATACCCAGCAACTATACTCCTCGTTTTTATCAAATTCCATTCCTCGATGCTATGGATTCAGGCATTAGACGTGCCCTCCTTGTGTGGCATCGACGCTCCGGCAAGACTAAGACCCTCCTAAATCTCACCGTCAAGAAGGCATTTGAGCGTGTGGGGGCGTATTACCACGCATTTCCTGAGTACGGTCAGGGGCGCAAAATTATATGGGACGGCATTGATAAGGAAGGCAATAATCTACTTGAGACCCACATCCCCCCATCTATCCGCCGCTCTACTAACAAGACCGAAATGAAGATAGAATTGATTAGCGGGTCAATCTATCAGGTAATAGGGGCGGACAATTATGACTCCCTCGTCGGCCCGAATCCCGTAGGCATCATATTTGATGAGTGGGCGGTGAGCGACCGCTATCCCAGCGCATGGAACTACTTCCGTCCCATCTTGGTGGAGAATGAGGGGTGGGCAGTATTCCCCTATACCCCACGCCTTCGCAATCATGGGTGGAGCCTGTATCAGATGGCATTGAAGAATCCGCTATGGTTCTGCCAACTTCTCACCGTCGATCACACCCGTGCCATTAGTCAGGCCGACATTCAGGCCGAGCGTGAATCAGGCATGTCGGAGGATATGATACAGCAGGAGTTCTATTGCTCCTTCCTCGCCTCCACCTCCAATATCCTAATTCCATTTTCCCTCATTCAATCATCATTGCATCGTGACGTTCAATATCACGGGGCCGGAAGGATTGCGGGACTCGACGTTGCTCGCTTCGGGGATGATCGCACCGGCCTTGTCATTCGTCAGGGGGGGCAGATCATTCACATAGAGACGTGGAGGAATAAGGACACCGTGCAGACCGCTGGCAAGGCAATCAGTATGTATAGGTCAAAATTATTTGACTGCGTGGCGGTGGACGTGATAGGACTGGGGGCAGGGGTGTATGATATGATAAAGAACGCTCAGGTCCCATGCGTGGCGGTGAATGTAAGTGAGTCACCGAGCGTGGACGGGAAATATAAATTGCTCCGGGATGAAGTGTGGTGGAAAGTGAGGGAATGGTTCGGGGATATGGGGTGCGGGATATCGATGGCAATACCGGAGCAGGACCGCAATGAACTCATCGCCGACATCCAGGACATCCATTATGCGTACAGCAAGATGGGGCTGATAAAAATAGAGTCCAAGGACGATATGAAGAAGAGGTTAGGATTCAGCCCCGATGTCGGGGACGCCCTGGCGTGCACGTTCGCCCCCGGAGTGGAGATGAGGGTGAGGCCGATGCACCGTCAGGCATTCGGGGGAGTACAGCATCAGGATGAATATAACCCACTAACGTTTGGATTGGGAGGATGAACGATGTCAAGCAGACCGAGTAGACCCCGACCCGTAATAGTTCAAGCGCCTACCGAGCCTGAGATCGAGTCTACCGCAGAGGCGGCGGCTGGTGTACAGGCTGAGAAAGCCAAGAAGAAGAAGAAAGTAGGGGGGACGCTGCTGACCGGGCCGGAGGGAATAGAGGGAGAAGCTACGGTGAAGAAACAGACGCTGGGGGCATAAGTGGATACACGAACCGATAAACAGAAGGCTGACGACGTAGTTAAAATGAAGGGATACCTGGCCACCATCCGCCAGCCGTACGAGAATATGGTGGATGAAGTGATAAAGTACATCAACCACAGCCGCCGCACCATAAAAGAGAAGGACACGGTGAAGGGGTTGCAAACGGGGAAGGACGTGTATGATGGGACGGCGATGAGCGCATCCAACCTTCTTGGTGATGGCGTTCATGGCTATATGTGCAGCCAGTCCATGCATTGGTTTGACTTCATGATCCCTGGCAAGATGAATTACCCCCGGTCCTCTCGCAATATGAGGGGATGGGCGGGGAAGAGACTGGATGAATACCCGGAAGTGAAGATCTGGCTTAATGACAGCGAGGATGTGCAATACGACGCATTAAATCGCAGCAATTTTTACAGTATAAACCCCACCTATGTCAGGGAGGGGGCGACGGTGGGAACGGCCACCTATTTCATTGAGGAAGACGAGGGGGCCGGGCGCATCGTGTTCACTCTCCCTCATTTCCGGGAGTGCTACATCGCCGAGAATCAGTATGGGCAAGTGGATACCGTGTACCGTGTGTATAAATTAACATTGCGCCAAATGGTGCAAATGTGGGGAATGGAGAGGATGGAGGAATTAGATAGGGGATTCAAGCGTGCCTACGGCTCCAATCCCTACGTCGAGCGGGAGGTGATCCATGCCGTATATCCAAGGTCGGATTACGACTACACCAAGCTTAATGGCGCTAATCGCCCTGTTGCCCGCATGTGGGTGATGGTAAGTCCGCTGAAACTGATAGAGGAAACCGGATATTGGGATCCGCCTACCGTCACGTGGAGATGGAGAAAGAACTCGGATGAATTGTATGGAAGATCACCGGGGTGGGACGTATATACGGATGTAATGACGGCCAACCAGCAGGGAAGGAGCAACCTAATAGCGGGACAGAAGATGGTAGAGGGGCCGATGGTGGGACCGTCCGACCTCAGGGGGCAGGTGATGACGGGGCCGAATGGGTGGACGTGGGTGGATAACATGGAGAAGCAAATGCCAAGACCACTCAATGATAAAATACAACTTCCCTACGCCAAGGACTCCCAGGATCGGACCGATAATAAGATCAGAGAGCATTTTCACGTAGACTTCTTCTTGATGCTCTATCAGGCGGCATTCAAGCAGGTACAACTCACCGCCACCCAGGTAATTGGGATGCAGGGGGAGCAGGCGGCGGTATTGGGGACCAGAATTGGCAACTTTCAGAGTGAGGGGTTGGACCCCATAATGGATAGAGTATTTAACATCGAATCGAGGGCGGGTAGAATGCCGGAGGTGCCGGATATCGTGCGGGAGCACGGAATAAATAGAATAGAGATAGATTACCTTGGGCCATTGGCTCAGGCACAGAAGAAATTGTTCAGGGTGCAGAGCATGAGGGCAGGGTTAGAGATGGCGGGGGGGGTGGCAGCCGTTATCCCGAACTCCGTGGATGTTATAAATGGGGATAAGACGATGAAGGAAGCATTGGAGCTATCGGGGTTCCCGCTATCCTGCATCAGGGATGATGATGAAGTGGCGGCGGTGAGACAGATGAGGGCGCAGGCACAAATGGAGCAGACGGCCATACAGAATGCTGTGGATCTTGGGAAGGCGGCTCCTGGGGCAGGAAAGAAGCCGGAAGAGGGGTCCCCGTTGGATGCGATGATGAAGGAGGACCCGCTGGGATCGGCAGAATGAATGAGATGATGGCGAAATATAGGGCGGTGCTGACTAAGGGAGTGGGGAAAGATGTGCTGGCTGATATCCTCCATATGTGCCATTTCGGGGCTACCCTGGACATGACCAATCCCCACCAGATAGCTGAATACAACGTGGGGATAGTGATACTGAAGAAATGTGGAATACTGGGAGTGGGTACGATGGAGGAAGTAATAAACCAATTATGCGCCGTATCACCCAAAGAGGTGGAGACGGAAAAGGAGGAAGAGAGATGAGAAGATGGTTAGGAATATTGATGGCGGCATTGATGGTGATGGCACTTGTCACTCCATCGATGGCTGAGGAGTTCTTCCCGCCTCCAGGGGATGGGAAGGGGACAATAGGAGGCAGGGCCGGGCAAGCATGGGGAGTGGGGATATTCGACAAGGTGGTGATACCCTCGATCTCTGCGCCTTCGGGTAATCCGCCGGCTGATACAGGATGGCTGTATAATAAACAG